GTCCGGTGCAAACCGGACCATGCTGATAAAGCCGCATCGGCGACTTTACTTTGCATGTGTGGGTCAAATCCCTCGCATCTGAGTTAAGTTCCTTAAGCGCCCATTTGGACGTTGCGTAGACTAAGTTGGGAGAATGACCCTCCTCATTCGCTTGGGGGACTAGCAAGCGTGTGCTCACACCTCGCGCCCTAGGGGAAAGGTACCAACGACCGTGCGCAACGACAGGTCACTTGGAGGTCGATCCACTGAGGGAGATAGGTGGTTTGCAGTATGAGGGTTTAAGCCTCAATGTAGATCACTGAAATGGGAAGCAGTCACATCAGAGTGCTGAGTCTTGTAAGCCCTCCTCCCTACAGCACAGCTTAGAACACTGTGTCATGGGAATGGCAAAGACCAACAGTTTAGGGTGAACCCCGACTGAAGCGATGCTCGGAATCTACCAACCCAGGCTTGGGTGAATAGTCCAACTAGTGGCTAGTCGCAAGACTAGTTCTCAATACGAGAGTAACACTAGCGCCCGTGGTGATCTGGAGGCGGTTACCCGCAAGGGAAGACTGATTAGTCCAGCCGGTACGGGGAGTTATGGTGGTAGTGAACGAGCATTGTGCGTGATCAGGTCCCGGGGTCAAACTCGGTGGTGCTGATTAGCCAAGTGAAGCCTGATTGGTTTCACTCACCAAAGCCTTCCAAGGCTGGCTGCGGCCCTCTCACGAGGAAACCGAAGTTTAAGAGTGAATAATATAAACTTAACAGTGACAATAAACACAAATATCAAGCGAACGCTTGGTCGTGCGTATTCTCGACTGCTAAGCTCTTATTCGTCTCTTAATGCCATGCTCAAGGTAAAACTTGGGCGTCCAGCTGTGGTACACATTTTAGGATGTATATCACTTCTGGGACGGAGAGTTAACCTTTCAGTTGTCAAAGTGGTAATTACTACGTTAGCCACCTATCATCGGCTGTACAAACATGGAGGAATCAAGTACCTTGTGATCTATCTCAAGGCTTGCTCTTCTATGCTCCAGCAGGTCGTAGGTGGTCAACGATTACACGACTTGACGCCTTTCGGGGCCCGAGTCGGTCGAACGCATGGTGGGATCCCTTCGATCATTCCAGCCCTTCACCGGGCACGTATCCGATCAGGTGATACTTGGACTATCCGTTTCTGGGCAACTTTATTCGGGTTATACCGAGTATTAGATTTCCCAGGAAAGGTAAAGATAAGTACCATTACGAAAGAATACGGTGGAGACCCTCTTATGACATACGAATTTAGTCAATTCGTATTCAACCACTTCGTCGTAGTGCTGAAGAAACTGTTCCATAAAGATGGCTCAGTAACTGATGCGCTATGGTCCGAAGAGGGCGAGGGTCCATTGGAATTCTTGAAGGGACTCCGGGCTAAACCATTTCTGATTTCTAAGTCTGGACCTGCGGTGCGTGGAGATAATGTTCTGAGCGGAGCTCAGAGCACGTCTCCTGCATCTATTTTGGCTTCAGCATACACATGGTTACATAGTCCTCTATACCCAATTTTGCAAAATTGGTGTAAAATGACTAGTAATCAGTGGGTGCTGAACCGAATAGAATCCTGGGCCAGGGAGTTGTGGGTTTGGGAGGATTCTCTTCCCTTATCCTCGGGCGGACCGAAATGTCCGTTCGAAGCAACAAACTGGCTTGGGAAACTTGGGTTCAAACCGGAACCAGCTGGTAAGGTCCGGGTGTTTGCCATGGTTGACCCGTGGACGCAGTGGCTCTTTGATCGCCTTCATAAAGCGATCTTTGCGCTGCTGGAGCGAATACCACAGGATGGAACATTCGATCAGGAGCGTCCGATTCGTCATCTGTTTACTTGGAAAGATGCTAATGAGAAGAAATTCTCAAAACCGATTTCCTTGTATTCGTTTGACTTATCGGCCGCCACTGATCGTCTGCCTATCGTACTTCAAAAGGTACTACTGTCTCCCTTCTTAACAAGTTGGGGGGCAGAGCTGTGGGGTTGCCTGATGGTTGGTCGGAAGTATTACTGTCCCAAGAC